GGGTCGCTCTCCGGTACGAGCATCAGCCTGCCCTCGCCCTGTTTGACCAGGCCGCCGAGCAGAGCGCGGAACGCTTTTGCCCCGATGGTTTTTTCGATTTTCGCCACGGGCTTCAGTTTCGTTTCCTCGATCTGCTCGGGGCCGTAGCCGCTTCGGATCAGCTGGGCGCGGACCTCTTCGTCGTCCGTCCACGTCCGGGATGGGCGTCTGCCGCGTACCAGCTTGTACCCTCGGATGTGCTCGCCGTGCAGGGCGCGCTCTTCGGTGTAGGCGCGCAGATCCCTGATCCACTCCTCCACGCTGTCGAGGCGCGGCAGGATGGCCTGAATCTGTTCTTCACTGAGCTCTCCGGCTCCCACAAGCCCGTATTCAAAGATTTTGAGCGCCTCTGCAGCGCGGGCCGCGCACACGGCTTTCGCCGCGCAGAAGCGGCAGTGCTCGCCGGGGATGAAGTCGCCCTTGCCCTCGTAGGCCAGGGCAGCTGCCGGGACGACGGTCTCCTCTGCCCAGCGCAGCAGGTCCTCCACGCTGATCGCGTCGTGGGTCACGCTGTTGAGGCGCGGCTGGATGATCGTGGTGCGCACCGCCGCGAAGTCGTAGAGCGCGTGGAACTTGTCCCATGCGCCGAGACCATACAGCCGGAGCTGCGGGTTGCCCTCCGCGCTGACGGGGACGCCCACACCGTGTTTGTAGTCCAGCACCTCCAGCAGCACGTCGCTCACGATCACGCAGTCGCCGGTGCCGAAGCCCTGCGGCACCCACTTGGAATAGTCCAGCCGCTGCTCCAGCAGGATCGCGGCGTTCGGGTCCACTTTGCGGTGGGCCTCCAGGCGCTCCATCACGACGTCGCAGTAGGTGTCGGTGGCCTGCTCCATGTCCTCCGGGATGTCTCCCAGCTCCGTGCGCAGGGCCTTGTACCGGGTCAGGTTGATGCCGGGGTAGGCTTTGCGCTCGGCCTCGCTCATCTTGCCGTGCTTGGCGGCGGTCATCTTGTCCGCCCGCCAGATGGCGTAGCGGATCTTGATCTCGCCCAGCGCGTGGGCTTTCGTGCCTTCCGCGGCGAAGGTGGAGGTCTGCTCGCCGAAGCGCTGCGTCAGCCGTTCGGAGAGTCTTGCGCTCGGTGTGCATACCAGCCAGCGGTGGGCACTGCTGGCGCCCAGCAGGGCGTGTGCGCCGGGCGGCATTACACTGCCTCCTCCGCCTTGGCCAGCAGCTCCGCGTAGCGGCTCTCCGGCACGTCGCTCAGACGCTGATAGCCCAGCTCGTGCATGACCTTGGCCACGTCCACGCCGTTGTCGTTGGCCAGCGCGGTCAGACGTGCCTTCACCTCGGTCTTGGTCAGCGTGGGCTCCGGCTTGGGGAAGGGTACGACCGTGCTCTCCTCGGTCGGGGCAGCGTCCTCTGTGTCATCGCTGCCGCCCGGCGCCCACGTTCCGGTCTCCGGTGCGGGGATCGGGTCAGCGATCAGGCCGACGCCCTCCGGGGCGAAGCCCGTGGCCGGTCGCTCCAGCGCACGGAAGGGATCATCGTGCTGGTGCAGGGTCTCGGCCATGCCGCGGGTCGCGGCGATGTGGTTGAGCAGGGTCATGTAGGCTTCGCTCCGCACGTCCTCGACGCGCAGCGCCTCGGTCAGCTCGGTGTCCCGCGCCTGCAGGACGGTCAGCAGGGTCTCGTTACTCATCTTTGTTCTCCTCCTCATAAAGGTTGTTGTCCTTGCGGAACTGCTGCAGTCCGGCCAGCACCAGGGTGAGGTACTCGGCTACCGTCTGCGCGGTTTCCAGCTCGGCGGTTTCCGTCGGGTGATCCGGGCGGAGTACGCATTCGGCGATGCCGTCTAATTCCTTGCAGATGTCCTCGTGCAGGAGCGTCGCCTGGCCCAGCGCCTTGGTTTTCGGATCGTCCGTCCTTTTGATGATTTCCTCCGCCATCTGGCGCATGATGTCGTGGAGCATGTTCTTCTCCGCAGGTTTCATGTTGCTAATGTCCATTTCTTGATCTCCTTTCAAATTTGTGGGTGTGATGGTTTATATCGTCAGGCCTTGCCGGGCCGTCGGATCATTGCTTGCAGACCCCTCGATGCGCGCTACTTCAGCCGCACTGATGCGGGTCGCCTTGCCGACGCGGAAGGTGCGCAGCTCTCCGCGCCGCACCATCGCATAGAGCAAGGCCTCACTGCAGGCCCACCGCTCCGCGAGCGTCTTGTAAGTAAAAGCGATGTTGCTCATATCATCCTGTAACCCCTTTCTTCGCCGAAGTCGTGGATCACGCGCAAGAGCCGCTCTAGTAGTTCATTGGCGTCCTGCTCTACCCGCGCCATATCGGCGCGGCACATGGGCTCAACTCCCCACGGGTTGTACTCCCAATAAGCGAGTTGCCAAACAGCTTGCACGAGATGTCTCTCACCGGGACCTGCTTCGCCAAGGGCTCGGACGTAAAGGTGTTCTGGAACTCTTTTCATCTCGCCGCCCTCCTTTTCTCTGATTGACTGATTGACTGGTTCACGTTGTTCAATATTGAACTTTCGGCACAAAAAAATAGGAAACAACTTCTGTTACCGGGATCTCCAGCAGCTCACACGCCCGGAGGATCTCGGTCTGTTTCCAATCCTTGCGACTATGCAGTTTATGTGTCAGGGTGGTTTCCGACAAGCCCAGTGCGCCTGCAAAGCTGGACTGCGTGCCGAACATTTCAATAATGCGCCCTCTCAACTTCGAGTAGTTGTATGTCATCCTTATCACCTCCTGTTCAATCTTGAACTGCCTTTATACTAGTACAAACATTTGAACTTGTCAACAGGAAAATTCAATTTTCCAAAACTTTCTCTTGAACTTTTCGTTTGTTTGTGTATAATGAAACCAACAGGGGGTGTAAACATGACTGTTTCCACGACTGCCGAAAGGCTAAAAGAGATCATGGCGGAACGCAAACTGCGGCAGGTCGATGTGCTCGATCTGGCCAAGCCGTTCTGCGAACAGTTCCACGTCAAGCTGGGTAAGAGCGATCTGAGCCAGTATCTGCACGGCGTGGCAAAGCCCGGAAGCTCCAAGCTGACGATCCTCGGTCTGGCGCTGAACGTCAACGAGGCTTGGCTAATGGGGCTGGACGTTCCGCGGGAGCGTGAGGACCGGAAGCAGGAGACCCGTGAGGTACTGTCTGAGGGAGGTATGCGTCTGTTGCTGGATGCCGACTCCAAGCTGACGCAGGAGCAGCTGAATGAGATCGTCAACTTCATCCGCTATCAGCAGCAGAAGAATGATCGCCAATGAAATTCTATCAGGACGTACATTATTATATTTATCCGCTGGACTTCCCCAGCATGGGCGTACTCGGCGCAGTGTGCCCCAACACGGACGGAACCGTCAACATCTACATCAACACCCTCTACACCCCAGAGCTCCAGGGCCGTGCCCTCCGGCATGAACTGCGCCACATGGCGTATGGACATCTGTGGTGCGATACGAAGTCGCTCACGGAAAAAGAGCTGGAGGCGGACACGGACGATCCGAACGTCGTGTTCGCGGATGACTACTCTTCCGTCGAGTACACGCCCCCAGCGTCTGTCGAGGTACCGAACGCAGACGCGCCGGAGCTCAGGAAGATCCCCCTCTTCCACAGCCTCGACGCGCTGCGTAAGCTCTATGAATTTATTTATCAGTGTGACATCGCGGACGCCCCGCGTGAACGCAGATAAAAAAAATGACCGCCCGATGCGGCAACATCGAGCGGTCTGCAAACGACTATCCTATCATCACACCCACGATCAGAAAGGAGCACACTGTTTGCTCCTCCATTGTATCCGAGAAGTTATGATTTTGCAAGGAGGAATTTATTATGAAGAAAACGGTTTATGCTACCCATATCACTACGCCCGCAGGCAAGCGCGTCTACCTGCGTGCCAAGACGAAGGAGGAACTGGACGAAAAGGTCCTTGAGGCGCGCATCGCGCTCCGTGCCGGCGTGGACATCGCCAGCAATCTGACCTTTGAGGAGTACGCCCGCGTCTGGCTCCGCGCCTATAAGCTGGGCAAGATCCGCCCCAGCAGCTACACGATCCTGGAGACCAACCTCAATACCCACGTCATTCCCTTCTTTGCCGGGATGAAGCTCAAGGAGATCAAGCCGCTGCACATCCAGCTGTTCATCTCCAGCCTGGACGGCTACAGCAAGAGCCTCCAGACCAAGTGCATCTCACTGGCCCGGAACATCTTCCAGTCTGCTGCCGAGAACGGCGAGATCGTCGCCAGCCCCATGCGGAAGGAGGATCGCGCAACGGCTGAAGACCCGGCGGAGGAAGAGCCTCTCACCAACGAGCAGGCCCGCGCGCTGCTGGCCGCGCTCCAGGGGACGCAGGCGTATACATTCTGTCTGCTGGCGCTCTCCACCGGGATGCGCCGCGGGGAGATCCTCGGCCTCATGTGGCAGGACGTGGACCTTGACAACCGGGTCATCACCGTCACCCACAACAAGTCCTTCCCGATGGACGCCACCGACGCCCCGGTTACGGAGCTTCTCAAGACCGAGGCTGCGCGGCGCAAGCTGCCACTGAGCTCCTGTCTCACGGAGCACCTCAAAGCGCTGCGCGCGGAGAGCGACTCGCCCTACGTCCTGCATATGCGCAACGGCGAGAGCCTCACCAAGAGCGCCTTCCGTTCCATGTGGGGCGCCGTGGAGCGCCGCACGGAGGGTAAGGGACGGGTCAACCGCGAAAAGGGTGCGAAGTATGGTCAGCTCACCGTCTCGCTGGACTTCGACGTACACCCCCACCTGCTGCGCCACACCTATATCACGCAGCTCTTTGAGGCCGGTCTGGATCTCAAACAGGTCCAGTATCTCGCCGGGCACTCCAAGCCGGAGATGACCATGCGGGTCTACACCCACTACCGCGAGAAGCAGCGCGCCGCCGCGACGCACGCCCAGGTCTGCTCCGCGCTGGACTATCTCGGCGCGTGAGGCCAAAACTTTTTCTTACTTGTTGCCGCTTTTTTATGCGACCAATCTTCTGAGGTTAACATAATATTCTCAGAACTGCGCAACTTTTTGCAACCAACGCCATCAAGTGCCATGAAGTTTGAGCAACCTTTGTGCAACCTGACAAAAACTTCACAAACTTTTTCGGTTAAAAAAGTTGCAAAAATACCCCGAAACCTTACGATTTCGGGGTATTTAGTGGTGCGCGGTACAGGACTCGAACCTGTGACCCCATGCACGTCAAGCATGATGCCTCAAGCCCGGAAACCCGCATGGCGTCTAGGTTATTTGGGTTTCGTGTTCTAAAGTGCGCAACCAAAATGAAACCGACAGGTTGCACAATGGTTAACATAATTTCTCGGATACACTTTATTGTCACCACGATTTACCCTGCTTTGCGATACTTTTTGCGGCTTTTTACAGCGATAAAAACAGCCCCCTCCGGTCTCCCGGAAGGGGTTGTTTTCGTGTTTACGGGTTGTACTTACCGTACTTGTTTTCCATCGCCTGCAGCTTGTTGTCCACCATCTTCTCGCTGTAGCCGAGGACGGTCTTCCCTGCGCCGAGGGCTTCGGCGAGGTACTGGATCTGATCCTTGGACAGGCCGGGGATCTGATAGACTTCCTTCATGATCCGCAGGCTCTTGCTGAGATTCACGGACTTACCATCTTTGTCCTTAATGCTCGTGAGCCCGGAGGTCCTTGCGTAGGCGGCGGTGTACACGTCGGGCGAGATGTTGTGCTCGGTCAGCGCGGCGGTGATCTTCGAGTAGTCGCTTTCCGGCTCCTGCCCGAAGAGTTCCGACTTCGCCTTCTTGTCCGCGTACTCGTACATCTCCTTGATCGCTTTGGCGCGGGCCGCGTCGTCCAGCTTGTTGTAGCTGCCGGACTGGATGAACGCGGACACGTAGTTGTAGCGATCCTGGCCAAGTTGCGTGGCGTAGGTGACGTACTCCTCTGCGGTGAGGTTTTTCTCCACCTTGTTGATCTTGACCTTCTTGGCCGCGCGTTCCGGCAGGACGCTCTCGCCGGTGGCATCGTAGAGCCGCTGCAGCTCGTCCTCCACCGGATCCCTGCTGACCTGCGACACGTATGCGGGGTTCGCCATGTTGTTGAACGCACGCTCCGGCGCGGAGCCGGTGTCTGTGGTACGACCCCAGGCGTCGATGAACGGGATTTGGTTATAGTCCCAGTGCGGGACCTTCTGACTCACTTTACCGAGCGTGTACTGCAAGTCAGTGGGTACGGAACTGTTCTTGTCTGTGTACGTGGTCATGCGCTGATCCTCCGCGGTGCGCTCCGCCTGACCGAGGACGGTCGGGAAGACCTGCGTCACGTAACTGGTGAGCGCAGATGCAAGGACGGAGCCGAGAACACTGTTGCCCTGATTCTTCGCATAAGCCGCGTTGTCGAACGCATCGTTCAGCCCCTGCAGCATGGACATCTCCAGCATCGGGGACGTGGTGTTCTTTGCGACCTTGGACAGGTCCTCCCAGGAGAGTCCACCCTCCAGCGCGGCATTGTACATCTCGACGCCCATGAAGAACGGGATCGCCTCCGGCGCCAGCCAGTCGAGGGTAACGCTCTTGCCGTTGTCCAGCTCAAGAGAGTAGTTCTGGCGGCGACGCAGGGAGTCAAAGTTCTTCTGCTTTTCGTCGTCGTCCTCACCGCCCTTGATCCGGCCAGCCGCGGCAAGCATCATGCCCAGCGCGAACAGCGCCGAGCCGGACACGCCCGCTGCCAGACGGTCGATGCCTCGCGTGATCTCAGTGGAGTTCTTGCCCTTGACGCCCTTGGTCAGCACGTAGATGCCGTTGAGCACGCCCGCGGGGGAATACTCCAGCGCCCGGACGAGGATGTTGGTCGGCGTCCGTTTGAACGGGACGACACCCTCCACCACGTAGCCAGCCGCGCGGGCCACCTTGTTCTCGCTGCGGTACAGCTTGCCAAGGGAGGACACTGCGTCGGAGGCTTGGTTGCGGTCGTTGAAGGTGTTGCGCATGGCCTCCTGCGCCGCGTACTCTCTGGCGCGGACGAGGACCTTGCGCCCGTTGATGCTTTTCTCGGCCTCCGCGATGGACTGGATGCCGTTCGCCTGCAGATACCCGGCGAGGCTTTGCACGTAGATGTAGCGCTTGAACGCCATATCCTCCAGCTCCAGTAGATTGCTGTTGCCTTCGGCCAGGGTGTTGAGCGTTTTGCCGACCACGTTGCCGTTGCTGAACGCTGGCGCGCTCTGCTCGATCTCGGACATCACGGTCTTGTTCTCGTTGTACTTGTTGATCTGACCGAGGTGATCCTTGACCTTCTTGAAGTCCTCCTGCGCCTCTTTGATCAGCGTCTGGGACTTGATACCGGTGAGCGACTTGGTGCGTTCCACCTTGCCGCCGGACACAGCGTTGGCCAGAAGCTCCCCGACTGCGCCGACGCGGTTCTTCACGATCACCGGCGCCTGAAACAGCGCGTTGCCGAGGATGTTTCGGATGTGCGTGCGCGGGTTGCCCAGCATGGCGAGGTAGCGGATCGCGTCGAACTTCGCCTTGAAATTGCGCGGCAGCGTTTCGGCAATGCGCTTCACGATCTTCTCGTGGACCTTTTCGCGCTCCTCCTGCGACCCGGCTCTGGTGTACTCGCCGACCTCGTCTTCGGTCAGCTCGACGTTCGTGCCGTACTTCTCGTTGATCGCTTCGATGGCCTTGCGCAGACCGATCAGCTGGCCCTCCGGGGAGAGCTTGCGGAACATGCTCTGCGCCTGCAGCGCCTGTGCGACCGTGGTGGAGTTGCGCGTGTAGAGGGTGAGCAGTTCAGCGGTCGCCTCATCGTTCCCCTCGCGCATGGCCTGCAACAGGAGCTGCTGGCCGAGGGCTACGTTGTCCTTGCTGGCCGTGCCGTTGTTGACGTTGTTGCGGTACTGCTCCAGTGCGCCATCGAAACCCTTGCCGTTTAAGGTGCGCCGTGCGAGTCCTACCGCACGGGTGTCCGTCTCCGTGTCGAAGGACAGCTCGCCGGAGGCGATCATGCCCTCCAGCTGCTTGGCCGCCGAGTCGGTGGTGCCGTTCGCGCCGTAGACCGTGGACGCGGACTTCGGGATGTTACGTCCCTCGAAGTCCTGCTTCGGGACGTCGGTGTGCCGTGCGGGAGCGGGACCGCTGTCGTGGAAGTTCTTGCTCTGTGCCTGCAGGCGGTCATAGTCGGTGTTGACCTCGCCCGCGTTCGCCGCACCAACACCGTCATCTCTCAGTTCGTCCAGCTGTTTACGCAGCTCCGGGGAGATGGAGTAGCGAGTATCGCCATTCTGCTCCCCTGCGGTTAGGCCAAACTTAGCGAGATCGATCGGTCCGCCCTGACGCTGCATCGGCTCGACGCCGTGCTCACGGCAGATGCGCGCCACATCGTCATCGGTGAGGATCTTCGTGACCTTCATCGCGCCGGTGATCACCCACGGCACGGTGTCGGGGTTCGGGTTGGTGCGATAGCGATAGTAGCCGTTCTCCGGGATGCGCGGCAGCCCGGCGTAGGAGTGGCGGAACTTTCCGTTGTCCGTGTAGCCGTAGCTCATCGCTTCATCCTGGTAGTCCTCATCCATCGCATACTCACACTCGGCCCACACGAAGTCAGCGGGGAACAGTTCCTTGACGCCGGTCTCCGGGTTGAGTCGGGCAAACTGCTTGGCCAGCGGGACGTCACCGAGATGCCAGCCAGGACGGAACGCCAGCGAACCGCTGCCGCCCTGTGTCCCCTTGCCGCCGGCGCGTACCTGCGCGCGTCCGGTCTTGCTGGGAGGCGCGGCGACGCCGACGTCTGCATTCAGCCACACACCCACGGGCGTTCCCTCACCGTTGGGGTTTGCTACCATCGGTGGGTAGAGCTGCCCGTCTTTGGCATAGAACACCTTGTACGCGACGCCAGTCTTCTTCGGAGGATCTTCCTCGCGGATAGAGTAGCGAGCGTCGATATCGGAAAGCTCTTCCCGTTCACGTTGTGCGCCGATGGTCTTGTTGGCGAACTCCGTGTTCGGGCGGATTTCGCTGTCCTCGCTTGCCACGCTGTACCGGGTCTTACCCGTCTGCGCCTCCCAACGCTCCGTCAGACGGCGGGTCTCGCGGTGATAGGTCAGCAGGCCGTCCTCGTCCACGTTGTCCAGCAGATAGTCCAGGGCAGCCGAGGCGCCATCCAGCGCGGTCTCCGTCTCGATGCCGAAGAACTTGCGGATCGCATCGATCACACGCTGGAGCAGGTTCTTCTTGGCCAGCTTCTCGCGGAACTTTACGTTGGCCAGCTCTGCGGCAAACTCCTTGATATTGGTGATGCCGTAGTCCCCGGCAAAGGCCGGGTCCGCCTTGACTTCATTGTAGACCTCTTCCAGCCGATTGACCGCTTCCTGGACATTCGGGTCGGAGTAGATATCGTCGTTCCGATAATCAGGATCCAGCGCATAGACGGTCACCGAATGGATCATCTCGTGGAGGATCGTGCTCGCCTTGTTCTGACCAGTGTGCAGCGAATCGCCAAAGTAGCCGCGATTCAGCCACACGTAGGGGCCGGAATTCATACCAGCGTTTTTGCCAAACGCTTTGTCATAGACCTTGCTCGACGCATAGACCTGCACGCGAAAGCGCTCCGCCAGCGGGAACACCTTATCCGCCAGCTTCGTGAGCGCTTCGTTGGTGTTGTACTGGTCGAAGATGTCTCTGGCTTCCTTGACCGTGTACGCCCGGTGCTCCAGTTTGATCGGCTGTCCGCCGAGATCCCGCGCGAGTTCGTCAACGCGGGCTTTGTACACGTTGCGTGCTTTCGTGATCGAACCGCGATACCTGCCGGCGGGATCCCAGTGGTTCTGGGTCGAGTACCACGACAGCGCGTCCAAGGTCTGGATGTCATGGATGCGCGCCACAAAGGCCTGCATCGACTTCTTCGTCCCCTTGTCGCCGTCAAAGAAGCGCGCGACGAAGTCATACTCCGGGTTGTTGCGGTAGAACTCGTTTACCTCTCTACCCGTCCAGCCCTTTCCTGCACTGACCTTGTCAAGTACAGACTGCGTGACGGTGAGCAGCTCGCGGTCAGCATCGGTGAGCTGTTCATTGTTTTCCAGTTCCGTGGCGATGCTGTACTGCACGCCCTCCTCTCTCGCCGAGCCGTCCTCCGTCTTGGGGCCGAGACCGGCGATGATGTCGTTCACGATATCCGGGACGTCCTTGTCCCGCTTGCCTTCGAGGATCGCGTCCTCACTGAGGCCCTGCTTCATCAGCTCATCGAAGCTGCCGAAAGCAGACCCCTCACTGGGGAAGGTCATCGTAACGTCGCCCTGCGGCGTGAACGCGCCGGATTCATCGTACACTGCAAAGTCGGTCAGCAGCTTATAGTAGTTCTCATCGACGGCTTTCTGACCGTTTTCCTCGGCGGCCACGCCGTCGAAGGTCTTATAGGCGAACTCGTCGAATTTAGGCGTGAGACCGAGTTCCTCGCATTTACGAACGTACCGCTCCGCGGCCTCGCGCGGATCGACGCCCTCGTGCATCAACTTATTGAAGTCAACCTTTTCCAGCTCTTTGAGCAGCTTCTTGTCGCCGGATTTGTTCGGATCCAGCTTACGCAGCTTGCCCGTTTCCTTGTCCAGGATGCGGGTGTTCTGCACATCAGTATAGTCCGTAAAGGCCGCAATGTTGTTCATGCCCGCGACGAGGTGCGAGATGGAAGACTTGTGGTACGGGATGATCATGCGGATCGCCGGGTCCTTCATCATCGCCCGGATGTGCTCACTGGAGATACCGACCGCAATCGTACCGCAGTTCTTACCGTACTGCGGGTCTGCCTGAATCTTGAGCGCCAGCTGATAACCCTCTTCGGCGCTACCCTTAACGCCGACCAGCGAGCCGAAGGACTGACCGTCCTTCCACACGTAGTGACCGTCCTTGTCCAACCCGGGGGCGACGCCGTCCTCTACGACGTCGGGGACGAGGCTCATGTTGATCTTGATGCCGGTCAGGCCGAACTGCATGACGTAAAGCGACTCCTTGGTGTAAGAGTGCGCGGGGAGCTTCTTCGCGGAAAGATCCGCGATCATCTGGGCATAGTCGAAGACCATGCGGGGGATATAGTCGCTGAAGGACTGAATGCGCACTCCACCCACCGAATATGCCTTGGCACGGGAGAAGCTGCGCGACTTGAGGATCTCATTCAGATACTGTACGTTGCTCTCCGCGGACTTGGGACCGCCGGTGCCCTTCTTGGAGTTGTACAGCTTCATGATGTCTTCGTTCTGCTCGGCCACCGCGTCAAAGCCCGCCGTGGACAGGAAGTCCCCGCGCAGGAGGAGCTTGCGCCCCTCGGGGTGAGAGCGCAGGTACTTCGCCGTCTGATAATCGACAGACCCGCGGCTCTTCTTGTTCTCCGGTTTGTTCTCCGCGATAAACCGATCCAGCTCCGTAAAGTCAAGGTCGGCGTCTGCCAGAGTATCGATGCCGCCCTCGCCCGGCGTGACTTGGGCGTTGTTGCCAAAGTTGTGGTAGTTGTAGACGGCCTTGCCGTTCTTCGGCTTGATCATGCGCAGCACGTCGTTATACAGCGTGACAAAGGTATCCGCGACATTTGCCTGCCGATAGCGCTTGGCGTCCACGAAGCAGAGGGCGCAGGCGGTCTCAAAGCCGTAGCTGCGGATAAGGTCGTTGACTCTTACGATCTGCTCCTCTCCGAGGATCAGGTTGCCCGCCACGCCACGCTTGACCAGCTCGTTGAAAACCGCGTCCAGGGTGGCGCGCTTCTTGCAGACAAGGGAGAAGTCAAGGTTCATGACGTACTCGCCGTTGTTCTTCACCACTGAAAACACGGGGTTGCCCTTGGAGTCAACCACGACCTTCGCCTCGCTCCACTCCGAGAAGGGCTCGTACTGGTCGCTGTCCTTGGCCTGTTTTGCCAGTTCGTAGATGCGCTCCATCTCGTCATAGAGGGCGTCTGCGTCCTCGCGGGTGAGATCCTTTTTCTTAACGGCTTTATCCAGCCAGTCACGCAGAACCTTGCGCCCGGATTCATCATACGTCGTGAGAGAAAAACGAGAAGACCCGGTGCCGTTGCTTTCGACCACCGGATCTCCTTTTTTATTAACGATTTCGCCTTCCTTGCGGTAGGTCTTGTCCTCCAGTTCCTCCACGTTGTGGATCACGGATGTGCCTTCCACCGTCTCCGCACGCAGGCCCTCGTCACGGATCTCCTGCGAACGCTCGGCTTCGGAGCGGATGCTCGGCTCAGACGGCGCGAGTACATCATCGCCCAGGACTTTGGCCAAACGAGTACGCAGGCGCTGGAACTTGTCCTCTGCGAGGTCGAAACGGTTGAGATCACCAGCCAGATCGGCGCAGAATTCATTCCAATACGCAGCCTCACTGGCGTCACCATACTGACCGAGCACCGCAGTGTACGGCCCCTTTTCGGAATCGTACCGATCTCTGATATGCGACACAAGAGCCTCGTCGATGCTCATGCCGGTCACGAGCGCCTGCGCCGCAGTCTTGAACTTCACGCTCTTGTCAAAACGGTAGTGGAACAGCTCGTGATAACCGAGCTGCGTCACACGCCACGACGGGTCGTCCACGCGGACGCGGATCAGCTTCTGCTTGGGCAGGCTGACACCGTTGGCCGTCACTGCCTCACCGGACTCCGTCTTCATACCGGTGTCCATGTTGCCCCGCATCACCTGCACCGTCGCGCCGTTGGACTGTGCGGTCTCGATCAACTTGCGGAAGCCGGGGACGATCTTTGCAACACGGTCATAATCCTTCTCGGCGATGATCTGCATGTCGGCGCGATCCTTGCCGGGGGAGACCGTTTCCGTCTCCAGCTTCAGCTCGTCAAGCTGTTCGATTACTCTTGATTGTTCAGCTTTGCCAGCTCCTCGTCGATCCTCTGCTCGATCCTGCGCATTGACTCCTCGCCGAGACGCCACGGTTCCGGGCTCGGCGGCGGATCGGCCTTCAGCTTCTCCTGCTGCGCGAGGAACTCCTTCACCTTGCTCTCCGGTACGCTGACCGGGAACCCCCTGTAGTCCGTCAGGGTGTAGATCGGTTCGTCCATTGCTCATGCCCTCCTTATAAAAGTCGTAGTCACTCTGACCAATGACGCCCTGCGCCAGGGCATTATCAATGAATTCCTGGCGCACTTCGTCTGTGGTCATTTTGTCACCATCTGGCAGCGTCTTCACGAAGTCGCTGAAATCAGACAGCGTCATGTCCTTTCCGGCAAACTTGATGGAGACCGCGTTCAGGTCCGGCGCCCACTTGGTGTCGGTCTGATCCTCCACGCGCTCAAAGCCGGGGCCGAGGCTGCCGTCCTTGACGGACTCGACTACAGACCTCGGTGCGATCACTGCTCCGGGCATACCCGGCGCGGCGACGCCGTCCGGGGCGAGCACGGGCGTCATGTCGTAGCCCTCCACCGCAGACGTCGGGATGTAGGGCCGGATCTTCGCAAACCCACCTACCCTCGACTGCTCGGCCACCTGCGCGGCGCTCACCTCCGGCTTGGGCTGGAGGCGCATCACCGTCTGGATCTTTGCCGAATCGCTCTGCTTGTTGAAGTCTTCCGGCAGGGTCACGCCAGTGTAGCGCTCGAATACCTCCCGCAGGCTGGTCTGCGTCAGGCCCAGCTTGTTGATGTCTTTCGCGCTGACCTGCTCACCCGCCGCATAGCTGGAGAGAATGTCCGCCTTTTCCTGCGCCTTTGCAAGGCTCATGTGGTTGCCGCCGCCCTGATCCACGTGGACGTAATCCGTCGTGATATCGTCAAGACGCTCCGGGACACGTTCAGTATAACCGCTCTCACGCGATTGCGCAAGGCCTTTTGCGCGCTGATACGCCTCACCGCCGCTGCCCGTGTTAAAAGCGATCCCGCCCCGGCCATCCGGCGCGGCGTCGAACACGGTCATGTCGCCGCCCTCCTGCACGTACTGCTCGAACAGGGTGCCAAGGTTGTGGGTGCTGTCCTTCAGCTTGCCGCTCTTGATGTCCTTCGCGGTCTGATAGGCCTGGGTGGACTGGTCCATGTCGCGCAGCGACACCTCGATAAGGTTCTTGTCCATGTGGTTGCCCCGGAGCTGCGCGCCGTAGCGGTTGCGCTGGATGTCGGTGCTGACCGTGCTGGGGCCTTCCAGGAAGCCTGCGGTCAGCGCACCGAGCAGGCCGGAATAAATCGCCTCCGGCGTCACCAGGTCGATGCTGTTGTTCTCCAGCAGGATCGCGTTGCGCAGGGCGGGCTCCAGGATGTCCTGCAGATATTCCTCTGCGCCTTCACCCAGCATGTTCAGACCCACGTTGGCGCTGGCGCGCAGCAGCGCGTTGTCCCAGTTCGCCACCCAGCGGGCCGTCTTCTCCGGCAGACCGCCGAGGGCGGTGATACCGCCGAGTACGTTCTGGAGGTATGCCTCAGAGATGCCGACCATCGTGGAGTAGATGCGCGCGGACTTCTTGTCGTAGCCCTCGGCCAGCGCCTGACCGTATGCGTTGCCTGCCGCACTGGCACCCAGCGTCACTGCGCCTACGCCCTGTGCAAGGGCGGCGCTGCCGGTGATGCCGCCGGTCAGCGAGGACAGCAGGATGGAGGGCGCCATGTTCGCCGTGGTTGTCACGGTATCATAAGCCGCCTGCCCCAGAGAAGCCCCGCCCATCCAGCCGGGGAGCGCACCGCCGTAGTCAGCCAGGTCTTCCCGAACGTAGGCGCTTCCGTACTGTGCGGCGCTCGTGGGCCGCTGATCGCTGGAGAGAAACTGAGTGGCGCCGCTCATGAACTGATCCAGGCCTGCGTACACACCGTAGAGCGTGGTGGCGGCGAAGCGACCGAAGTCGTTGTCGATCCCGCGCACCTTCTCGCCCATCTCCGTGCCCATGCGATAGTTCAGCGCGTCCTCGATGAAGTCAAGGTATTCCTTCGCCTTCTTCTCGTCGGTGGCGAAAAGGTAGTTGTAGGTCTTGACCTCGTCCTCCGTCATGTAGAGGTATTTGCCGTCCTTGCCGTTCGCGCCGTGGCCGCTCTCGGTCAGCTGCTTATACTGATCCGCGTGGTTGCGAACCCACATGACGTTGTTGCCCTTCTTCAGGCTGCCCTTTCTGGAGACATTGGAGAAGTTACTCTTGACCGAGAGCTGGGCATAGTCCTTGCTCTTCTTATAATATTCCGCCTTGCGGATCTCCATCTCCTGCGCCTGGATCTGGCGCTCCAGATCAGCCTTCTGCTCGCGCATCTGGCCGACAACACTCGCGCCCCCAAGTCCGTCACGAAGACCGCCGGAGCCGCTGCGGATACGACGATCCGCGTCCGCCGCCTTCGACTTGAGTCCCTGCAGATTCTTCTTGGCTGCACTGAGATCGTAATTGTCGTAGGACGGTTCCTTTGCCGCCGTCTGCTGCGCGGCGACCGGGCGCACGGTGCGGATCTGGTTGCGCACCATGCCCAGCTCCCGGCTGACGTCCTGCGCCCGTCTTGTGGTAGGAGTCGTCGGCGTGTAGCTGCTGGGCGCACGGTGCTCTGCCGTCGCGGCCTTCTCCGCAGTCTTTGCCGCAGACAGCTCCGTCTGAAGCTGCTTGCTGCGCGCCTTGAGGTCGTCGAGCTGCGCCTGCACGCCACGGTTGCCGTTGTCTGCAAGATTCACGTTGACCGTGTTCTGTCTGACGTTTGCCGACGCCTTCTGCTGCTGGCTCGGCTTCACGACCGGAGAGGTCTTCTTCGTCTGGACAGCGGTAGCAACGGTCTTATTTACGTTGGTAGCCGCGGTCGTCTCAGACCGCAGCTTTGCAAAACGCTCGGCGAGATCGTTCTCCACAGAGTTGTTCTGGATCTTCTTCAGACGATCATCGAGATTCTTCGCCATACTTTGCCTCCTGTCAATAGTTTACAGACCGCAGCAGGAAGTCAGCCTCTGCATCTGTAATCTCACCCGCAGCAAGCGCCGCCTGAACGCGGGCGCCGAAGGTCTGCAGGTGCTGGGCATTGCGGATGCCCGAAATGGAGTTGTACAGGCTCTTCGCTTTCGCACCAAGCTGGCTCGCGCTGTCAATCGTTCCGGCTCCCGCTGCGCCCGGATCATATTCGTCCGCCCACGCCTGATAGCCGTCCCACAGTCCGGTCGAGCTGCTGAAGCCAAACTCCTTATAATGATTGCTGATATAGGCCTTTGCGTTGTTTCCCTGTGCATAGGCCGCAAGGTAAAGCGCCTCAAAATTGTCCGCGCCACCACCGCCGGAGCTCTTACTGCCCCCGCCGGAGCTCTTTCTGCCGCCGCTGCCACCGGAGCTCTTGCTTCCACTCGACAGCTTCGCCTGCTGCGCCAGCTGGGCGGTCTGCACCAGACCCTGCACCGCGCTCTGGTTGTAGCCGAACAGGCTCTGCATCGCGGCCATCTGGCTCTGGCTCGGCATGATGCCCATCTGTGCCAGGGCGACGCCCGCCTCGGCAAGCTGCGCCTGCATCGCCATCGTAGGCGAGCCGTTGTAGTAGCCGGTCAGGCTGGCCTCACGGTAGCTCTGATCAAACGCCTGCGCCTGCGCCTGCAGGTCGAGGCTCTGCCCGGCCAGCGTCCGCTGCCCGCGGTAGTTGCCCAGCAGCTGCGCGACGTCCATCTCATAGTTGAGGTTCCACTTCTCGATCTCCTTGTTGAACTCATCCACGGACAGGTTAAACTGGGCAGCCCACTGCTGGATGTCGATCAGCTGGGACAGGTAGGTCTGGGACAGCTGCAGCAGGGAGTCCGCTTTCTGGAACTCACCCTGTGCCCGCAGGTCCGCGATCTGCCGTGCCGTGTCGGTGGACAGCTTGGTCTGCGCCTGGTTGATCGTCAGCTGGTTCTGGGCGGCGGCGTTGGCAATGGCGTCGTACTGCGCCGCACCGATGCCTCCGCGATCCCCGCGACGCTCGTTATACAGCGCCTGGTTATCCGTGGCGCGCGCTGCCGCGGCGTCCACCTGGTTACGCTGGGTCTGGAACTGCTGTTGTGCGTCCTGCTCGGCGCGGGTCAGCTCATTGACCCCTCGGCTCACGGCGTAATCTGCTTTCAGCTCTGCCTCGGCACGTGCCGCAGCGAGCCAGCTGTCAAGCGTCGGCTGCAGGTCCGGCGCACGGTTGTTCAGCGGGCCGACGTAATCGTTGGCCGGGCCGCTGCCGCCGCCATACCCGCCGCCACCGCCGGAGCCGGAGCTGGAGCTGGACGAACTCTGCGCATGATACACGAAATCGCCGCCCGCCGTGTGGACGATGGTACCATCCGGGATGTCGGTCTGACGCACGCCGTTGATATACTCTACGTTGATGATCTGGCCGTCCGGGGTGCGCGCCTGCATGACCTCGCGGCCCGTGCCGCCGCTGCCCAGACCGCCCTGATACACGTTGCCCGCGCCGATGGAGTTCGGGTCGTTGGCATACAGGTACTTGGTGCCGTCGATCATCTGGAGATAGCTGTTGTTGCCCACGTTCGTGGGGTTCGCCACGCTGCCGGGGTTCGTGCGCTCCTGCATCACCTTGCGCGCCTCGTGCAGATCGGCCAGCTGTTTCTTCGCCCACTCGGCATTGCCGCCGCCCTGCGCGATCAGACCGTTGAGATACTTTTCCTCGTTGTCAAAATCAACGACACCCTGCGTACTCATCGGCTGCTGAACGCCCCTGCCGGGATTCGGCGCGTAGCCGCCGGGATTCCTGGCCGAGACCGGCCCGCCCGGTTCCATGCCTACCGCCGGACCGATACCTGGACGGTTGCCGCGCTCGGCGAGGATACGCTGATACTCGGCGTTCGTGTTGTTATCCCAGCCCTGCCCGCCGACATACGGATAGAGATTGCCGTTCATGCGGTCTGCCTGCCCCTTCTGGTACGGGCTCATGGCGTCGTAGTCAGACGCACCGTAGGTCTTGCCGCTGCGATCATACAGCAGCTCGCGGCTGGTCACGCCCTGATCGCTGTCAGACTTCGCGGTGTACATCGGGCCGTCGTACAGCTGATGATAGCCGAGACCGTCCTTCACCACCTGCGTGGGATAGCCGTTCTCGTTGTACGTGACCCGGTACTGCCCCTGCGGGGTTCTCATGTACACGGTCTGGCCGGAGCGGCTCGTGTCGCGCTGAGACATGTCCGGCATACCGCGGGCGTCCAGTCGGACGTAGCCGCCGTCACTGGAGACGTACTGGTCCCAGGTGCCGTTGGCGCTTTTGCGGGTCAGGGCGCTGTCATCATAGTAGCCCCAGTGGCCCTCGCCGTCCATGCCGTAGTAGCCCTGCTGGTTCTGGCCGTTGCTGATATAACCGGTACGCTCCGCAGCGTTGTAGTTGTTGTTGCGCCACTGCTCATAGAGCTGGGCGTTGCTCGGCGCGTCGCCGTACCCGCTGATGTCCCGGCCCTGCGCGGTCGCCTGATGCTGCCGATTTTGCGCCCAGGTGCTGAACTCCGCGTTAGACTGAGAACCGGGCATACGGGAGTCATAGTCTGTCTTGTCGTTGCGCCAGTATTCATTGGTGGCCTTCTGGTCGTACTGGCTGTTCTGGATACCGGACGTATCCACGTTGCCGCCGCCGCTGTACTGCGCGCGGGCGTTGTTCAGCTCCTTGAGCTGGTTCTGCGCCCAGGCCGCGTTGCCGCCGCCCTGACTCACCAGATTATTGAGGTACTTTTCCTCGTTATCCCAGTTGGTATTTTCGTTGTAAGGCATTTACCCTGCCCTCCTGTCTTTAGAGCTTGCCCAGACGGTCGAGGACCGTCAGCGTGCGGCAAAGGTCCTCGGAGATGTTCAGGTCTCCCTGCTTGTCTCCCTGCAGCGCCTTCTTGTCCACGCACTTCTGCACCGCGTCCTTGTACCAGCTCGGCACGTCCTTCAAAGTCTTGTAATAGACCATTTCTTCCTCCTCTGTCTTCGGCTTCGCCGTTTCATAGCGCGGCATATCCGGCGGCAGACTTCCCACGCGCAGCATGGAACCGCTCCACCGTCCGTGCGCATCCCACTGGATGTGGGGGCGGTCCGGGAAGCTCTTCCAATCGCCTCCCCAAGTGAAGCCCATCTTCTTGGCGATCTCACCGCACTTGCGGAAAAAGGCGAGGTCGGCGTACTCGCGTCCCGGCCTCGCCTCGCAGAAGTCCAGCGCGAGCCCCTTGCCGTGGAAGGTAGTGACTTTGGAATTAGTCACGACCTGGCCTGGGCGCGTGCGCCCCTGTGAGTAAAGCAGGGCCTGATACTCATCGTCACGCAGCGTCTGCGTCACCATTACGTTCAAGCCCTGCTTCTTGCACTCTCGCAGCCACGCCTCGGCATTCACGCGCACGTCGGCGCGGAGATCATCAAGGCTCCGGCTGTTGATCATCTTCGTCCGCCTTCTTCCAGCCACCGGTCAGATAGCCGAGCAGTTTTTCAAAAATACCGATCACGTCTTTATAAAGCTCGTCGTACCCATACATGGCCGCATACGCTACCAACAGGCCAATCAGTACGCCGGCGCCAGCCGCAAGGGTGTATGCCTTCGCGGTCAGCCACCCCTGGAGAATCACAGCGGCAAAGGACGCGCCTTCGCTCAGTGCGACAGACCAGATCACCACCACGCGCTGCGGGTTCTCGATGTTGAAGAGCCGCTTGCACACTTCGGTGAACACGTTGACCATTGCTACCAGCGCCGCCACGAGGAGCGGCAGCGAAACAAACTCAAAAATCTTCATGTACGTCCTCTCTTTCCCTGCTCTTGCCGAACAAAAAACCATTGTTGTGTTCAAAAATGTTTTCCACGGTCTTCAGCGCGGTCACGCCCAGGATCGTCTCGATTGCCTGCCGGGACAGCTCCTCCACCGGGAACGGGATCCCCAGCTTGATAGTGGAATAGGCGGCGATCAGATAACTGATCGTCACCCACCCCAAGGCGAAAAGCTGCGTGGTCACAAACAGCCAGCGCGTGATGCTCTGCAGCCTGCTCTTCTTTGCGCGCGCCATCGTCACACCCCCGGCGCTCCCGCCAGGATCCAGGCCACAAAGCCGCCCACGATGGCGGCCAGCGCCTTGTCTACGATGCCCTCCCAGCGCTTGCCGGGCTTCGACGTCAATGCCTTGACGTCGCTCTTGATCTCCTTCACGTCCTTCTCGACGCTCTCCTCGCGCGTGGCCAGCACCTCCACCGAGGTGATCAGCCGATCCAGCGCGTCCTGCCGCTCCTCCACCTTGTCCAAACGCTTGGTGTTGTTCTTTGACCGCGACTCGGTCTCCGTCAGCTTCTGCACGATGTCTTCCTGGGTCATGACGTCACCTCCACTGTCGGCTCCAGCAGCCTGTCCAGCCAATGAAAAACAATAGCTTCCATGCCAGTCACCTCAATAATCACGTACATCAATCCCGGTAGTAATGTCAGTTTCAATCATAGAACCGGTTGTAGTTCCAGTGCCGACACTGCCAACTTTTACTCCACGGATAACAGTGTCGAGCTTTGCGCTCTTGAACAGTGACGCAACCGTGCAATTCATAATTCGGCATCCTTGGCAATCATCTTTCATGTGAATAGTTCGATAAGAAGTACTGCCAAAGTAGGAAATAACTGCGTGACCGTACCCACCATATAACTGACACCCAGCACCGACAATGTTGTCAAACACATTGGATTGCATCGTACCCGCGTTATCCTCCAAGTCGATAGACCAATAGGAATATCTTTTTGTAATATCAAGCACTGCATTTCCAACATAGTTGTTTTGACCGCCGGTTTCGGAAATCGCCCAGCCGTGCGGATTCAGCGAAACCATGTTGGTCGCATAGCAATGTGTCGCGTGTTTAAATGGGAAAATGCGAAGCACACACCCATCCTCACCAACATTACCATCTGGAACGGCACTTTGAAAAGCTGTCAACTTGAAATACTGCGATCCAGTGGGAAGTTCGTACTCACTATATTGGAAGTACAGTGTACCGCCAACATTCAGCAAGGTGCGGTTTGAATCATACCACCACACGCGCACCCATCTTGACTTGACCTTGGAATAAAATTGACTCCCCATCGTGCCAAAACAGAATTTTGCAAGATCAGATGGTTCGTATCCAATGTGCATCAAGCCCTTAGTGCGAATATAGTTGGACGATTCAACAGCGTTGCCGTTCGCATCAAGAGTACCAAGCTCAAACTCGTTTGCGCGGATTCTTCCTCTGTTTGCAAGGCCAGAGTTCTCAGACCAATTCGCGTCACGAATACCGCCCCAATAATCGTATTGCCCACTTGTGTCGAACCCATAATAGAAGCCAACAGTGTCACGGAAGTTTACTTTGTCCGTTCCACACATATAACAGTTATCATACTGAATGATGCCGCAATGGTCTTGATACTCGCTTTCTAAGTGGTTATCCACGTTGAAATGTCGTTCACCATAGATGGTCGCGTTTTTGATGGACGAATGTTCGCAACCATTTGTAAAACGAAAAAGTTTGTATCGCACCGCCGTAGAAACAAAGCAGTATGGGTTTTCCACAATGTAAATGTTAGACCCACTAAAGTCGATTTGGAAATTGCTCGGCATTACGCAACAGTCGTTCCCATTACCATAATCAAACACAGGATAAATGGTATAATTCATTTGGGGAAAAACGACTTTGCGATAGCCACTTTGAGCAGCGTTTTTGATTGCGCCAAACAATGCCAACGCACATTCTTGCGGTTCATTGCTGTTAAGCGCGTACCCGTCAACGGTATAGTCTTTCTGTAAATAAAGCGTTTTATTGTCTGGAACAGAATCGTTATAGACTTCAACCGTTGCTATGAATGCGTCAGTCAACTGAGAACCAGCAAGACGCGCCGTGATCGTAACAGTTCCTGCGGTTTTGGGAATCAACACTCCGTCAACACACTCGCAAATTGAATCGTTACTGGACGAATACATGATATGGAATTTGCAAGCAGGATCGCTATTTGTAATCATGTCACCGTTCAACGGATATGGCATGGCGCACACAGAATACTTGCGAAACGTGTACAGCGTTGTCGGCTTGTTGATAAACCGGACACCCTCAAACAAACCACCGTCAACACGCTCTGGTTCTTCATACGGTGTCAATTCAGAGATGGTGTATTCATGGCCGCTTGCATCGGTATGAGTTCCAACATTCCCGTCAGAAGATGCAGGAAGATTTGGATAGGCGGTGTCAAGCGATTTCAACGCGGGGCTTGCGCCAAAAGGAGCATACCCGTCATAGCATTGCTCCATTCTAACTGGTACAAGTGTGGAATAATGCGTCCCGTCTACCTTTGCATTCTCCTCAATTTCCTCATCTGTCAACACACGATTGTATACACGAATCTCAAGGAAAAACTTACTACTACTTCCAACAACCTTGGCGCCGTTTTCAGATGTGATGTTGTACGCAGAATTGTCGTTGTAGATTGTAAGACCGTTCAAAGATGCTTTTTTGTTGTTCTCTGCCGCAGCATCAAGATCAAAGTAAAGGCCATATGTGAATTTGTCGTTTGCCGCAAACTTGCGCTGTTTGATAGATTCATTTGGTGGAAACAATCTCATTTTGGGCGTAATATTTCGGTCATACAAATCGCCTTTGCAAGAACTTCTGCTGTCTCCACTAAAGCGAGAATAGTTATAACCAGAATACAAACCAAGGCCAGAACCCCAAGCATTTGCAAGTCCGGGCGTTTTTGGTAACGCCGCCGCCGGTTGCGTCCCGTTAGATGTGGTAACGCTTAAACCATACGCCCCGCCACTGCCCTGTGATTCCATTTTTCCGACCACTTCAACTGAACCGTGTTGCGCGGACGAAATTCCCAAGTTCGCGCACTTAAACCATTCTCCGTCATAGGTTACGCCGCTTGTAATGGTTGTTCCAGTTACAAGGTCTGTCAGTACGCCGTTAACAACTTTGTACCGATGAATCAGTCCTTCCGTTGAAAGTTCAACAATCTCTTTGCTGACAACTGCATTTTCGGCATCTAACGCAAGCGTGTACATTTTTCCGTCTTTTCCGACAAGCGTATGTAACGCGCTCTCGTCAAAATAGCTCATGTACTCGCCGCCGTTCAACCTTTGACCTTTGACTTTTAAGTTATTGCTGATTTCTGACGGCACAGCGATTACATTGCCGTATTTGTCCACAGCTAATCCGTATGCCGATCCATTAAAATCAATCAGCTTATGAATTGCGTTAACATCAAAAAAGTCCTGAGACAAAGAATTATTAAGCCGTTGACTTTTGACTTTTTCGCCGCTATCGGTATTATTGGAAGGCACTGCAATTACATTGTTGTCATCATCAAGAGCAATTGTGTAACCGTTTCCGTTTTGATCGAGAATTGAATGAATAGCATCAACATCCCAAATGCTTTGGAATTTTTCGGCGCGTTGACCTTTGATTTTTGTTGCCATTCAAATTACCTCGTTATCTCAATGTGGATTCCAGCGAAAACGTGTTATAGTTGATAGGAATGTGAAGTGCCTTTACAGTTGTACCGGCGGCAATTTTGCGAGAAGTATTTGTCGAGCCAGAGTTTGTGATTGCACCGTTTGCAATGTTAAAGTACGATCCGCTAGACGCACTAATAGCGTCGCCACCAATTCCGAGACTGTTTGCAGAAACATTGTTGTTTGAATAGGCCGACAGCATCGTTATTTTTGTAGACCCCTCAATCCAAAACTGATTCCATTTCGTTACACCACCAGAAGAAGGTGCGTCATCACTATAAAACCAAACCCAAAGGATCTCGTTTACATATTTTAGCGGAATAGGATGTGCTGCAAGATAGTCTTTGAGTGTTGTCTCCTCAGCAATAGCGGGGAGATCAACTGGCTCTTCAGTCTGCCCACCGCCAGAAATGTTGCCTATTTCAGATACAAATCCAACAGGAAACGCAAGCGGATTTGTGCCGCCAGACTTTGCGCGGATCGCGTTTGCCACGCTCGTCAGATTGTTGTCAAGCTGAGTGCTGTCAACCAGTTTGTCAAGAGCCATTAGTAATTCCCTCCGTTCCAAGTGGGATAAGATATACCACCGCCGCCAGATTCAGCGATGACATCCAGATACATTTCTTCGCGGGTCACGGGTTCGGGCGTTTCGACCGCAACACCGGCGGCTTTAGCAAGGTACTTTTCCTTGCGCGTAATCGGTTCATCGGGTAACACTCCTGCACCTCCTGCCATAGTATTCAAATACATTTCTGCGCGTGTAATAGGCTTATCGGGAATCGGCATCAGTAATTACCTCCCGTCCATTCGGCAGTAACCGTGTTAATCTCGTTAATGTACATTCCGTCAGCATCAAGCGTCTGACCGATAACAGCACCACCACTTCGACCAGTATCACCTTTGTCGCCCTTATCGCCTTTTGCACCGGTCTCACCGGTATCGCCCTTGTCGCCCTTGTCGCCTTTTTCGCCTTGGATCCCCCGCTCGCCCTGCGGGCCGACCAGGCCGTGAGCGGAAAATCCAGAATCGACGTAGCTTCCGCCGACTGTGTCCCACACCCACCAGTTGCCGTTGCTGCCGATCTTCGGCGCAGGCTGCCGGGTGGGAAAATCACTTGAAATGTTCGACATATTGTTTCATCTCCTTATGCCGGCAGGGCATCCACGATCTTCAGGTCGTAGGCGGCCTTGCCAAATGTTACCTTGACTCCGTTCAGTCTTGCCACGCAGTAGCCTGTGGAACCAATTCCTCTGGTCACATACCCAAGCTGCGACCGTTTCCCAGCTGGGTAGGTAAAAGTAAAGGTGCCAGAGCCGTTTTGCGACTGGCTGTTTACAAAAAAGGTGTACGGCTCGTAATACTCGCCGTAATTGTGCATGGCGCCGTTGACCCGCATGGTAAAGGTCAGCTCCTGCGGGAACTGCGTGGTCAGCTCTTTTGCCGGGATGCGCTCGCCGTCCTTCGTCACCGCGTAGAGATAGCCGTAAATATAGTTGCTCGTGGCGTAGGTCCCGGGGGTACCTTCCGTCCGAAGCTCCACCGCCGTATCGGTGAACGAGATCGCGCCGTGCGCGTTGATCGTGCTCTTGGTCGTGCCGAGTGTCGTGTCGTTCCACCCGCTGCCGGAGCCGCTGGTGCTGGACGTGAAGCTCTTGCACCGCTCGAATCTCCACTCGAAGAAGTCAAGGTCGCCCGGCTCCAGCGCCGAATAGAATTTCCGCGCCACGCCGTTCACGCCGACATAACCGTACTTCACCTTTCGTGCTACGCCGTTCACGCCGGTGTACACCTTCCGGGTCTTTCTTGCCTTGTCGTCTTTTCCGAGGTAAGCCGCCTTGCTCATACTCTCACCTCACTCGTAGACCAGGTAGATCGTGCCGGTCTCCAGCGGGCTCGTTCCCGCGATCAGATCGTCCGTGCCGCAGGTGATGCCGAGGTTCTGCAGCGCGGCAGCTTTCGTCGTCGCACCGGTACCGCCGTTTGCTACGCTCACCGGCAAATCGGGAACCTCCAACGCGGCCTTTGCGCCGGCCTTCGTGTTCGCGCCGGTGCCGCCCGCGGTCAAGGGCAGCGGCCCATCCGTCTCACCCAGGTTCAGCGCGGCGCGCGCCGCAGCCACCGTCGTTGCGCCGGTACCGCCTGCCGAAACCGGGAGCGGCCCGTCCGTGTTGCCCAGGTGCAGGGCAGCGCGTGCCGCGGCCACCGTCGTTGCGCCGGTACCGCCCTTGCTGATGGGAACGATCGGCAGATCCTCGGCAAGAGGAGTCCAGTTGCTCGCTCTCGCGCCCACGTCAGATGCGTTCAGCGAGATGTCGTCGCCGAGCGACTTCCCGTTGATCTTGCGCACCATCGGCACAAAATTCAGTGCTGGGAGCTGACTGCGGGGGATCTGGCCCAGACCGTCAAGCGTCGCCACGCCGTTCGGCACGCCCTTCGCCTCGGTGGGCACGAAATCTAGCGCCGGGAGCTGCGCCGACGGGATCTTACCGTCGCTGCCCAGCGTGGCCACGCCGCCCTGGGCGCCCTTCTCCGTCGCTGGGATCGCGCCCACGTCCGACGCGGTCAGTGCCTCGATATCCGCCTGCGTCGCGTAGGAGGCACTCAGCGCCTCCGGCGTAAAGTGCAGCTCCAGCGTGACCGGGATGTCCACCGTCGGCTTGGCCGCCGCGGCGCGGAAGGTCACCGTCGAAGTGGTCGCGCCCTGCAGCCGGATGATGCAGCGGCACGCCTCGGTGTACTGCGCGTCCGTCGCGCCGGGAGACAGGAACGCATGACCCGCCTGATCCGCGATCAGCGCGTCCGCGCCCACACTCACCGTCTGGGTGTATGGCTCGCTCGCGCTCCACCCGGCGGCGGTCAGCGTCAGATTGATGTTCTTAGCGCAGAGCAGGCCGTTGTCGAGGCCGACGCGGAAGCGGCGATCCACGTTCGTGTAGATCGTCTCACTCTGTTCCTTGTAATACTTGGCGTTGTCCGTGTTCTCGCCGGCGCGGCGGCCCGTGCCGCCGCGAGCAAAACTTTCCGCTGCTTTTCCATAGCTGATGGCTTGAGACGCCGACTGATTTGCGCTGGAAGATGAAAGGGCAGCCTGCTGCCTGTACCGATCTGCACTATCCGCGGCTGCGACAGCGACATCCCGGTAATCGTGCGCTTCGTTGGCATACATCATCGCCCGATTAACGTGCATCCCCGCGTTCATCATCGACCGAAAGGCTTCCTGCGCCGATGTCTCTGCGGCCTCCGCCTGCGCAGTCGCCTGCGCCACGATGCCGCTGTTCTCGTTGGCGCGCGCTGCCTCGGCAGCCTCGCGCGCCTGCTCCTGCGCCAGCCGCGTCTCTTCGTTGGCGAGGCGGGTGTTCTCGTTAGCCACGCGCTGCAGCTCGTTGGCGATGCGCGCCTCCTCGTTGGCGATGCGCGCCTCCTCGGAGTTGCCGGTGGCCACCACGTAGTCGCGGAATGTACCGTTCAGATAGTCCTGAATCTCGGTAAACAGCTCCTGCATATCCGCACGGACGATCGTTTCCGTAGGTTGATACGTGATAAAGTCACTACGGGAACGCCAGTCCTTGAGATAGTTCAGCGTCGGGAACGCCTTTTCCGGGTCCGCCGGATCGACCGTCCAGGTTCTTTGATACTCGAAAGTCTGAAGATCTTCGGGCATTGTCATCTCTCCTTTCCAGAGAATCTGTAATAAATCTGCGCGCTCACGATGGCCAGATCCTGATCACGCACGTTGTTGCCCAACGCCATGGCGAAGTGACGCACGTGCCAGCAGCCCGGCCTGCGCTTATGCACGTGGCCGAAGCGGGTCACGCCCAGATATCGGTAGCTCAGATCCCGCGGCACCAGGCGCCACGACTTGCTCAGCAGGTTCGTGTTGTCCAGCCGGGACTCATAGTCCGTGTCATACCGCAGCTGCGCCTCGCTGTCCGTGTCGCCGCGTACCGTGATCAGCACGTACAGTACATCTTTCAGCCGGTCGTAGCTGCCGAAGAACTGCGTGGGGAACGCATAGATCTTGTCGATCGCCTCTCCATAATCGTGGAAGGTGCGGGCAAACCGGGTCACGTTGCCCGCAGCATTCAGGTGATACAGGTTGTTGGCGTCGTCCAGCAGATAGGCGACGCCGTGGATGTTGGCAAAATAAAACCAGCTCGGCTTCTGATACGAGCTGATCGAATAGTCCCAGGCGTACACCTTGCCGCCTGCGCACAGCCAGTACCGGTCGTTGTCGTCCACACTGACCACGGGGACGGTAGAGGTGCGCACCTCGTGCAGCAGCCCCTGCTTGCTGGAGCCGTTCACGTTGTCGCTGATGCACAGGATGTTGTTTTCGTAGGCCGCGCTGCTGGACCACACGATGTGAACGCCCTGGTGCGTGTTGCAAAAAATCAGGTTGTTCTGCACCAGTTGGATCGTCCAGGGCAGGTCGCAGCCGATTTTTGCGTTCACGTTCTTATACGTGAAGCTGATCATGTCGCGCCCGTCCACCTGCTCGATGCCGAACTCCAGCTTGCCGATACTGTGCTGCTTGAACAGGATCAGATCGTTGTACTGCTTGCCGAAGCCCGTCACGCGGTCCTCCGTGTCGCCGCACAGGTTGTAATAGGATACCGGGAAGTACCCCGGATTCATAGCCAGGTTGTCATTGCTGTTCCAGAACACCACGTTCGGCTGCGCGTCACAGCCCGCCATCAGGACGCACAGGTTCGAGCCGCTGCCGGCGGTCGTGGTGTAGATGCAGTCCATGATCGAGTTATAGGCGTCGGCGTTGACCTTGCTGTAGATGATCTCCACCGTGTTGTTCGTCGGCGGAGTCGTGACCGCCGGAGCGGTAGTGAACGTGATCACACCGTTTTCCTTGTCCACGGTGTAGTCCTTGGGGTCTTCCGGGTCCGTGGTCTCCTCCAGCACCGTGCCATCCACGGTCACCTTAACCACGGAGTCTATATTCTTGACCGGCAGGTGATACTCTGTCACCCCGCTTTGCGCATTATAGTGGATCTCCTTCTGCGGACTCAGCCGATTCTCCGGCTGATACAACGTACCGCTGCCGTTGAGCGGGTCGGCGTTGATCACGATCACCGGCGTGTAGGCGTTTTCACCGGTGGTCATGTCCACCACGGAAAAACGCTCCGCGCTGCCGGGGATCTCCTCCGGCGGGGTATCGGGTTCGTCGGGGTCTTCCTCCGAAGGCACCTCGGTCTCACCGGGGGTCTCCGTCTCGCTGGTTTCGTCCTCCGGGGCAGAGCTCGCCGCGTGATAGTCGATGCGGAAGTAGCCGCCCTTGTTCTTGTAGTAGAGGCTGTCGCCGTAGCGGAAGAAGGTGCCCCGGTTCTCCGGCACGCCGGAGATCAGCTCCACCAGCGTCATCTCTGCGTTCAGATCGGTGGGGTCTTCAAACACCGTCATGTCCGCGCGGAACAGCTTGTCGCCGATGTGGAAGAACGCATTGCCCCAGAACAACGTGCTGTCGCAGGCGTAGCCGACGCCGCGATCCTGGCCGTCCGAGATGTAATACTGGCCGTCTCGGCTCTGAAGGATGCCGTTCTGCCACCACAGGTTCTTCATGTCCGGGGACTGGTTCGGCTCCAGGCGATAGCTCAGATCGCGCAGGTTGAGGCCTCCGTTCAGCTCCGGGAAGTCCACCACCCGCGTCTGCGGATAGGCGGGCATCGTGTTAAGGCTTACCTTCATGCCTTCTCACCCCCAGATGTATCCCATGCCGTAGCCGTCACCGATCCACACACCGCCATCCGCGCCGCCGGTGCTCGCCGTCTCCACGCTCACGCCGGGACTCAGCTTCTGCAGCTTATCCTCGTACTTGTTGTAGTAGGAAGCGAACTGGAAGTTGTCATCGTGGATCACGAGGAACGCTGCCACGTAGAACGGGATGGCGTAGTGCGTGTCCACCGTGTTGTCCAGCTCGATGTTCGGGTTGGGGTCGTCCGGCAGCAGCTGCGGGTAGCGGTAGTAGGTCACGGTGTACTGCACGCCGCGGTCCATCTCGGACAGCGGGATCAGCAGATACTGCTTGCCCTGCAGACCGTAGAGGTTGGTGTGGAAGTAGTGGCCGTCGTCCGTGGTCAGAGCGAACGTGTCGCCGGTCTTGAACTGATAGAAGTCCTCCGGCAGCTCAAAGCGCACCTTGTCCCCGATCACCTCGCCGTCGAGCTCCGTCAGCTCGATGGTCGCGGGGATCTTCTTCACGGTGGTGGCGATCTCCATCATCGCGTCGTTCACAAGGCCGGGGATGCGCAGCAGGTAGTCCTCCTGGTTATTGTAGGAGCTGGACACCTCTGTTCCGGCAATCGTATATTGATTCAGGAGCTGAAGCACCTGCTTCTTGACCTGTTCATATGTCATAAGTAATCATCCTTTCGGAAAAAGCCCCGGTAATCACTGATTACCGGGGCTTAGATGCTTTAGGGCTGTCCTTCTCAGGTCAGGGCGGGACCCTGATAGAAGATGGCGTCCCTCTTGTTATTCAGCACGAAGGCGTCGTAGCTGATGCGGCCCTCGCACAGCCAGCCGGAGATGCCGGGAGCGTCGGTGTGGATCTTGTACTCGGAGAGCACAGTCGGGGCGACGGTGGCAATCGGGTGGCAGAGGATGAAGTCACTCACCGTGGTCACTGCGCTGGCGCCGCTGCCGGTGGTCTTGCTCGGCATGCGGGAGGCAGGCACACGGATGATCTTGCAGCCGTCCACGGTGCCGATCAGGCCCTTGATCAGCATGTTCTGGGCGACGTCGCAGTCACGCATGAAAGCGGGATCCTGCTTGAGCAGGCCGGCGAACTTGTAGCTCACCAGAGCGACACGACCCTCATCGGGGACGTTGGCGTTGCCGAGCTTCTCCTGCGCAGCGAGCAGGAGCTCATAGGCGTTGTTCTTGGTGGCGGTGGTGGCGTCGGTGGCACCGGCGTTGCGCGCCATCTGGTCGAACACGTAGGTATCGACCTCGGGGATGACCTTCAGAGCCAGCTGGCGGGCCACAGCCTTGCCAGCATCCATGACCATCATGCTCTGGTTCTTGTTGAGCTTGTCAATGGTGAAGGTCCAGGCGCGATCCTTGCGGATCGTCAGGGTCTGGGTGCTGTTGCCCAGCTCGTCGGGGGTGCCGTAGCGGTTCGCGCCGCTGCGGGTGTAGTCGGTCAGGTTAACGACGGGAATGCTGTACACCTTCACGGTGTCCACGCCGTTCCAGTCGTAGTCGCGGTTGGTCACCTGCTGGCAGATGGCTGCGCGCTTGAAAGCCTCATCTCACATTGTTATCGCCAGGGCTTTTTATCCTTGGCTTCTTACGGTTTCCCGTAAGGTCGGCGTACATTTTCACCCTTCCGGGTGCCAGCCACTCTTGGGGGCATTATATTCTGCTTTCGCAGGTTCAGCCCCTACGCTCTACGGTGGCGCTCACTATTACATGGGCGCTTACCTCGGTATTAGCATGGCGGTAAGTATCTCATCAACTCTGGAAAAGTCTCGATAGGGGATACGGATCATCCTCATCCCTTTTGCGGCGCAGTACGCATCCTTGGCGGCATCACGCGCTCGCAGTTCTTCAAAACGCGCGACAGAGCCACCAAAGGCTAACGGCTCGTAGTGTTGCCTACCATCGAACTCAATGCACACCCGCTCCTTCTGTAGATAAAAATCAAAGGGATAGGGCCGCAACCCACGGCAGTCGGGAAAACGCTTCTGCATCTCATATGAGAAATTGTGTGCGTCCAACCAGCGCCGAACCTCTGATTCCCCGCGGGATACGACGCCAGCACAATCCGGGCATTGCCTTTGCCCGCCTGAGCGCACATTGTTCCAGCAAGCGGTAAAAACACGACCGCAGGAGCACCGGAATCGCATAGGGGTGTGCGCATCGACGTAAGTGTTTTCCAGACACTCGATGCCGTACATCGTCTCACAAATGCCCTCGATGCCAAAGATATTCAGCTTCTGGCTCTCACTACGCGCGCAGGAAACGCATAACCCGGATGGGTTCTGATCAACGATGTTCGTAAAAGAACCCGTTCTCATATGCCCGCATCTGCACACGACTGTAAGTCTGGATTTTTGGTTCACATACTCACCAGAGACCCACTCACAGCCAAGCTCGGCCAAGCGCTGCTCCACCTGTTCATTCGTCAGCCGTTTCTCTGCATACTGTCGTTCTTTCGCGCAGGTGTTGCACCGGGTTCTGCCGCGGTCTTGGAAATCATTCCACGTGCGCTCAAACTCTGCACCACAGGAGCAGCGAAAACGAAGAGGCAGACGATTCCCTTTGTACTCCGTGGACAACAATTCACAGTCTGATATTTTATGCGTCCGTTGCCGTATTTGTTCCAGCGTCAAGTGTTTTCCCATATCATCGCCTCCGATGATATGATAGCATATTATTAACGCCGCGTCAACTTTACTTTTGTTAAATTGATGATGTGTTCCGCTTTAGCCTTCACCGATTTTGGTCGGTTCATCTAACGCATTGCTGCGTCAGCGGGCAAACGGTTTTACCTTGGGGGAGTATTTCGCTGCGAGACTATAAGTAGGCATAGTTCATTTCCTTTCTGTTTTGAAAAGTAATGAACGCGGCCCCTCATACCGTGGCGGTCAGTTCCACTCCCAGCCTGCGTCAAAGCCCTTCTCGAAAAGGTCCTTCTGCTTCTGGGGAGTCGAGTCTCCGCCGGATACGCCCCTCACGGGGGCTCTTGCTGAGTTCGCCGCGTTCTGTTTCAGAATCTGGTTCTCCTTGCGGAGCTTCGCGGCGGCTGTGGCGCTCTGCTTGTCCCGGTAGGCAAGGTAAGCCTGCAGTACGGGGACGCCCTTGGAAATCGACTGTGCGACCTCATCCGGCATCTCCTTGAGATCGGGATACAGAACGCGAAGCTGTTCCACTTCGGCGCGCAGATCGCGTGTATGCGTGGGACCGGGTGTCGGGTCTGCCGGGGGCTGCGCGGGTGCTGGAGACGCCGTCTCCTCTTCATCCGTCAGCGCGTAGGTCTGCCCGCCTGCCGCGTCCTTGGCGACCAGTCGGGCAGCGGCTTCCGTCATGCCCGCGTCGATCTGCTCCTGATACACGGCGCGATAGTTGCGCTTGTTCTCTGCGTCCTTCATGGCATCGAAGGCACGGCCCTTCTGAAGCAGGGCGCGGAGCTCGTCATCGCTCAGTGCGTTGACGTCCACTTCCTCTTCGCCGTGGTTCACCTTCAGTACCAGCTTCCGGGGAACGTGCGTGACTTCAGGCTTCTCCCCGTCGGGAGCGCCCTCCTGCTGCTGCGTTCCGGCGTCACTTACGTTTGCTTCGGCTGCATCACCCGTGGTGGGGGTGTTGTCCGATGCGTTCGCGCCTTCGTTGAGCAGCGCGGTCAGCGGATCCTCTTCCTGCCCGTCGGCAAAAAGCTGATCGACACTGTCCGTGCCCTCGTCGAAGAGGTTGTCGCCTTCCTTCCAGCCGTCAGGAAGGATGGGTTCAACGTCTCCGCTGAACGACGCCGTATCGTTGACGACTTTGTCTTCCATGTGTCCTCCTGCCCGCATGGTGAGCGGGTCTTTCGTTTTTCCCCGCATGGTGAGCGGGGTGTATTAACAAACAGAGGAAGAAGTGACGTCCACTCCTTCCTCTGGCTTGTTCAGTTAACCTCTGGCGCGCATGTCACCCTGCTGCAGCGCCGTCTTCTTGGCGATGTTCGGCAGGTCGTTGAACTGTGCGCTCATCTGCTGCGGCAGCGCCTGGACCTTCTTTGCTGCGTCCAGCTCGCCGCCCTGGGCGGGTGCGCTGACGGGCGCACCGGGTTCGGGGATCGCGGCGCCGGCAGCGGCGTTGGCCTGCTCACCCTGCGCGATGCGTCCGCGCAGCTCGTCGATCAGCTCCTGCTTCTTCGGCAGCAGCTTGTCCGGCAGGCGCTCCAGATACTGGATCACGTCCAGCGTACCGTCGCGGCGCAGGTTGTCCAGCGTCTGGGTCATGGCGATCTCACTGAAGTAGGTCGTCGCGCCGACGTCCACGCGCAGGTTCAGCCACAGGTGCTTGAACTGGGAGAAGTCGAACTCCTCCACCACGCGGCGCGTGATGTGCTGGGTGCGGACCATACCGGTCATCTGGTCGATCACAGGCGCGCCCGTCTGGTCGGTCACAGGCTCCTCGAAGTCGCGGTCCACGACCACTGGGCGCCTGCCGTAGTACGTGCCCATCATGTCCAGCAGGATCTGGCCGATGTCCTCGGTCCACTCGTACATGCCGGAGCGGATGTTCTCCAGCGGCACCTCGCTCTGGGTCTGCATGACCATGATCGCAGAGGTGTTGTCCGGCTTCACGTTGCCCATCTGCACGTCCGTCGCGCCCAGGCACTCCTTGGTGTACTGCATGACCTTGTCGATCAGCGCAAAGATCTGGTTGCTCATGTCGCCGGGCTGCATATAGGCCGCCACCTGCGGGACGCTCTGCCCCGGCTGCAGGCCGTGCACGCCGATGGCCTGCCCGATCTCATTGTCCCAGCGGCTGATCAGATCAGCGTTGTACACCGACTTCGGGAAGGCGTTGAGCATCGCGTGGCGCATGGCCGTGGCGAACATCATGTTGATAAAGATCTGGTTGGGGATCAGCCCCGTTACCAGCGCGCGCCCGTGGTACTGGTTTTTCTGCTTCTCCCAGTTGCCCCAGGCGATGGGGTAGAGAGAAAGCCCCGTGTCCACGTCTTCATAGATCACCGCGGTCTTCGTGGCCTTAGTCACGTGTACCGTGGTGGTGATCTTCTTCACCGGGCGGCGCTTCGGAACGGGGGTGCCCTCCGCGTCCAGCAGCTCCGCGCCGTCCTCACCCTTTTCAAAGACCGGCTCGCCGCTGGCGTCGAACACGTCCTCGTAGACGATCTCGCCGTGCTCGTCGAGCATGTCCTCTTCCTTCGAGACCTTGGTGTACATGTACACGTACAGCGCCTTGCCGGTGCCGCTCTCGCTCTCGATGATCTCGGTCTTGCCGCCCACACCGGGCATCCGGTCGTTCTCGGAATCCGGCTGGATCTGCGCCTCGGCATCCTTGTTGCCCTCGCCGCTCTTGTAGAAGTCCTTGCGGTTCTTCTCGAAGCGCTCGGCCTCCCAGCGCAGGTGCTCCACCGTGTCGCGCCCGACGATCAAGATATAGGGCTGGGTCTGGACGCGGCGGTCGTTCGGGTTGCCGAACATCACGTTGATGCCGTCCACCATCTCCATCTCGATCTCGCCCTTGTAGGAGCCGAACGCGCCGCCGTAGGGCAGGGCGTCGGGATCGAAATAGAAGTGGGCACAATAATCGCCCACGGTCGCGCCGTCGAACAGCGCGTCACGTAGGCGGTAATCGAACTTGAATTTTTCCAGCAGCGTGGCGACCTCGGCGTTGGCGAAGGCCGCCGCGTCGTGGTCAGGGTCTGTCATGTTGCTGCCGTCATAGTAAGCCAGCGGGTCAAAGTGGATCGTCGTGCCGGAGCTCGTCAGCGACGCGATGAACAGGCTGGCCACGCGCTTGAGGATGTTGAACACCGGAAGCATGAGACCCTTCATGGCCGGGGTGCGCGGAAGGTGCAGCCACTGGTTGCCGATAAAGAACTCCGTGTTCGTCTCGACCACGTTGTACTGGTTCGGCGTCAGCGACTCGTTGTAGTTGCGGCCCAGCTCGTAGAGCTCCCACGCGCGGGTCATGTTGTTGTCCTTCACTGCTTCTCACCTTCCTCCAGCGCGTTCTTGTGCAGGCCGTAGGCCACGTCCGCGTTGTAGCTCTGCATCGCCAGGAACGCCTCCTGCTGGGCGCGCGCCTGACGCAGCTCCTCCGCGTTGGGCGGGTCCACCTTGGCACGGCAGAACCGCTTATGGGCGAACCAGCCAACGGCAAAGCCGCCGGCGGTCATCCACAAAACAAACAGCGCGCCCAGCGCGCCGTAGATAAAATCCATATGTCTCTCCTCCTCAAAACCATTCGCCGTAGACGTCGTACAGCGCGCCGGACAGGAACATGTGCTCCTCCTGCTCGACCTGGCTGCGCTCCTCGATCTGCTGCGGGCTCTCCGTCGTGGAGAGGTTTCCGCCGTATGCGCCCAGCAGGAACGAGATCGCCTGACTGGCGGAGTCCACCATGTCGTCGTGCTTGCCCGCGGGAAAGACCGTGAACTGATCCACGAACTCCTCCGCCCACAGCGTATCATTGGGCAGGAACACGTTCCCGCTCTCGATGGCGGGGCTGACCGCGTTCACGCGGGCCACCTTGCCGCCCTTCGGGTTGATGGCGATCACCCCGATGAACTCCTGGCGCAGGGTCTGGATGATGGCGCTGCCGTTGGCCTTGTCCTCGATCAGGATGTACATGGTCTCCGGGAACAGCTTCTTTACCAGCCGGATCGCCTGCACCGTGGCCGGGAAGTCCATGTGACGGTTGAGACAATACCTCAGATAATAGAACGCGCCTCGCTTACTCCACACTTCGATGGCCACGAAGTCGTTGCTTTCCTTGTCTTTGAACGTCGCGTCCACGCTGATCACCGTGGTGCCGAAGCTCGTCACGTCCTTGGGGTCGTACCACTTCCACCACTCGCGCTTGACGACGTTGCCGCCCTCCACGCGCGGGGAGCACTGGTACAGCGCCTGCCATGCACGCAGGCCGCCGTCCTTGGGGTCAGCGAGGTAGGATGCCTTGAACTGAGCGAGCCAGTCGTTGTCCTTCCCGAGTTCCGGGCACAGGGCGTCACCGACGGCGCGGCCCAGCAGGTCCAACTCCTCGGCCTCCACCGGCAGACGGATCACCGTGACGTTCTCCTCCATCCGCTCCAGGCGGGAGGCGAGGTCGTCCTCGTGCCACGGGGTCATGATCACGATCACCTTGGCCCCGGCAGCCAGTCGGGACTTGAGGGTGTTCTGCCACTCAGCCCACAGCTTGCCACGGTAGGTCTCGCTGTCAGCCTCCTCGCGGTTCTTGATCGGGTCGTCGATGATCAACAGGTTCGCCGGGTTACCGGTGATGCCGGACATGATGCCGCGGGAGATCATGCGCCCCCAGCCGTTGGCCAGCTCGAACTCAGTGGTCGTCCAGATCGAGCCCTTCTCCAGACCGAACAGGGACGCGCCGAACTGCTCCACCTTCTCCAGGTTCTTCCGTCCGAAGCGCTTGGCGGTGTCGTCGTTGTAACTCGCCTCGATCACGCGGTTGCGCGGGAAACGGCCCAGATACCAGCTTGGCAGGCTCTCCGTGATGGTGAGGCTCTTGCCGTGCTGCGGCGGCGTTTTGATGATCAGGATGTCGTAGGCGTTGCCGGTGTCGGCCTCCACGAACTTCTGCACCTGATCCGCCAGATAGTCGCTCATCCTGGTGCGCTTCCACTGCGTCCCGTGGACGTAGTACAGATAGCGTTTGTACGACTTGCGCGCCAGCGCACGCCGCGCCATCTCTCGCTCCAGATATTCCTTGTCACTCAATTCGGGCATAAATAAAACCTCATGTCTGTATAAAACGGGCGCAGAGCCGCGCCAGGTGAAAGGAGGCCGGGGATGAGCAACCCGGATAAAACGCCTGAGCTTTTCAAGGCGGCCCTTTCACGCCCGTTGGTGCCGCGCGACAGGTGTGAGCTGTCCACCCCTACACAGGGTCGGTGTACACCGGCGCGGCGGGTTTGCAAGCCCACGATTTATATGTCGCCGTGGGCAAGCGGCAGGTCATCCGCCCCGTCGTCCGCCGACAACGTGCGGGGCAGAATCACTGTTGCGAAAACACGGCGCTGACGTCTCGGCACACCTTGCCGCGAAAGCACATCCGCGAACGGCCTACTGTGCTTTTGTTCTCGCGCGCCACCGGCAACCGTGCGTCCGCAAACGCACAGCCCCGCAGCACGCGGAAGGCCGGTGATACGCCTGGAGCTAACGGAAGGAATCGAACCCTCAACCTGCCGCTTACAAGGCGGCTGCTCTGCCAGTTGAGCTACGCCAGCCTGTCAGTCCTTCATCTCGATCGTGTCGATGCCGTAGTAGCGGCACACCATCATCTCGATGCGGCAGCCGCGGGCCTCTTCCCAGCCCGGGGCGAACACTGCCACGTCCGCGTCAGCCAGCAGGCGCAGGCTCTCGGCAAGGTACTGGATCGCCATGCCCTTGCCCTCGAAGTTGCGACCCACCGTGTAGGAGGGGATCACCTCGAACGGCTCCTCCATCTCCTCCTGGGCGTAGCGCACCGCGACCGCTCTCGCGGTACGGATCTCCTCGTCCGTC